CCGTGGTGCGGACTTGTTCATCATTGATGACCCGCATTCGGAACAAGATGCGTTAAGCGAAACGGCATTTGACCACGCATACGAGTGGTACACTTCTGGTCCACGGCAGCGTTTACAACCTGGCGGTGCAATTATTCTAGTTATGACACGCTGGGGTAAGAAAGACCTGACTGGACGACTGATTGCAAACCAAGCAGGCGATAAAATGGCGGATCAGTGGGAGGTTGTGGAGTTTCCAGCCATCCTGCCGAGCGACAAACCGCTTTGGCCTGAGTTCTGGGACAAAGACGCGCTACTGTCTATCAAGGCATCGCTGCCTGTAGGCAAGTGGAATGCTCAGTGGCAACAAACCCCGACAGCGTCAGAGTCAGCTATTATCAAGCGGGAGTGGTGGCAACCTTGGGAAAAGGAAGAAATCCCTCCTGTCGATTACATAATACAAGCATATGATACGGCGTTCTCGAAAAAAGAGACGGCGGACTACTCAGCTATCACAACGTGGGGCATTTTCCACCCAGAGGACGGTGGGCCAGAGCAGATCATACTTCTGGATGCGCGACGGGGTCGATGGAACTTTCCTGAACTCAAAGAGGTGGCGTATGAAGAACACGAATACTGGGAACCGGATATGGTGTTGGTCGAAGCGAAAGCGACGGGGATGCCTCTCATTGACGAGTTGCGGTTACGCGGTATTCCAGCACTTGGCTTCTCGCCTGGTAAGGGGAAAGATAAAGTAACCAGAATGCACATGGTTGCCCCGTTGTTCGAAGCTGGTGTAGTATGGGCACCAACGGACAAAAAGTTTGCTGACGAGGTCATTGAGGAAGTAGTTTCATTTCCTAATGGCGATCATGATGACTTTTGTGATAGTATGACGTTAGCTTTAATGCGTTTTAGGCAGGGTGGGTTTATTTCTCTGTACAACGAACGCGAAGAGGAAATGGAGATTCCTCGTGTTAAGGAGTATTACTGATGGCGTTGCCACCACTTGTAGATTCTGGGATTCGTCCTGAAGACATGATGCCAACAGAGGCGTCTGTCGAAGTACCCGTTGAACAAATAGAAATGTTTGAGAACGGGGCAGAAGTTATTCCAGACGGCGAAGGTGGGGCAATTGTTCAAGCTCTAGCAGAAGCTATGATGGGAGAAATGGGTCAAGAAGAGTTGATCCCGTTTGACGCCAACCTAGCAGAATACCTTGACGATTCGGATATGGGTGAGATCGCAACTGAGTTGCTGGCATCTTACGAAGATGACGTAGAGTCAAGAGACGAGTGGGAAGAAACCTACACCAAAGGCTTGGATCTTCTAGGCGTTCGTACTATCGAGCGTTCAGAGCCATTCCAAGGTGCAAGTGGCGTGACACACCCTCTGATTAGTGAGAGCGTTACGCAGTTCCAAGCACAAGCGTACAAAGAACTGCTGCCTGCTGGTGGTCCAGTTAAGACACGTATTGCTGGTTTACAGAACCAAGAGACAGAGGCGCAGGCCAAGCGCGTCAAAGACTACATGAACTATTTGATCATGGAAGAGATGGAAGAGTTCGATCCGGACATGGATCAGCTTCTGTTCTATCTACCACTGTCTGGTTCTACCTTTAAGAAAGTATACTTTGATTCTGTTCGCAACCGTCCAGTATCTAAGTTTGTTCCTGCACAAGATGTGGTGGTTCCGTATTCAGCGAGTGATCTGGCGACTGCGCCACGTATTACGCACGTTCTGAAGATGTCAGACAACGACCTGCGTAAACAACAGGTCATGGGCATGTACCGCGATGTGGAACTTTCGGCAGCGGGAGATGACGAAGAGAACCCAGTGCGTCAGAAGGTAGACGAACTACAGGGTACATCTAAGTCTTACATGGATGATGTGCGAACTGTACTAGAAATGCACGTTGATCTAGACATCGAAGGCTTCGAGGATGTCGATGAGAGCGGAGAGCCGACAGGAATTAAACTTCCATACATTGTTACGTTAGATCGGGATAGTTCTACTATTCTGGCTATTCGCCGTAACTACATGGAAGGTGACCCCTTCAAACAAAAGATTCAATACTTTGTTCACTACAAGTTCATGCCAGGTCTAGGTTTCTACGGCTTTGGCTTAACCCATATGATTGGGGGTCTTGGTCGTGCGGCAACGAGTCTCCTCCGACAATTGATCGACGCAGGTACTCTTGCCAATCTCCCAGCAGGATTCAAGGCCAGAGGGGTGCGGGTTCGTAATGATGACGAGCCGTTGCAGCCTGGGGAGTGGAGGGACATTGATGCACCTGGCGGAAACATACGGGACTCGATCATCCCGCTGCCATACAAAGAACCATCTGGTACGCTGGCACAGCTCCTGGGTGCGCTTGTGGAGGGCGGTAGACGCTTTGTGTCAGTAGCTGACAACCAAGTCAGCAACATGAACCAGGAGATGCCTGTAGGCACCACTGTGGCGATGTTAGAGCGCGGCATGAAAGTTATGTCGGCTATTCACAAACGGCTGCACTACGCTCAGAAAAACGAGTTCCGCATTCTGGCACGGATTATTGCAGAGAATCTACCTCCGGCCTATCCATATCCTGTAGCCAACGCAGAGTCTTCGATCAAAGTCACAGACTTCGACGGACGGGTCGATATCCTGCCCGTCAGTGACCCAAACATCTTCTCGATGGCCCAACGTGTATCTTTAGCACAAAGCCAGCTACAGCTTGCTCAGTCTAATCCTCAGATGCACAACCTACACGCTGCATACCGTCGTATGTATCAGGCACTAGAAGTGCAGAACATTGACGAGATACTGCCACCATTGCCCCAACCGCAGCCAACAGACCCTGCGCAAGAACATGCCGAGGTTATCAAAGGCAAGGGATTACAAGCATTCCCTGGTCAAGATCACAACGCGCATATCATGGCACACGTTGCGTTTATGCAGACTCCAATGGTTATGGCGGCTCCAGCAGTACAAGGTGCGATGTACGGACACCTACAGGAGCATATCTCACTATTGGCACAGGAGCAGGCGATGCAGCAGGTTCAGCAACAGATGCAGCAAATACAGTTGCTTGTTCAGTCTGGCGGCATGAGCTTGCAAGAAGGCGAGATGCAGATGCAACAGCTTCAAATGCAGATGCAAGACCCAGCGGCGTTGGCACGAGTTGTCGCTCAGATCGAGCAGACAATCGTACAACAGGTTGCGCAGATGCTAACTCCACCTCCGCAAGACCCAGCGGCAGATCCGCTTGTGCAAATTCGTATGCAAGAGTTGGGACTCAAGCAGCAAGAAATGCAAATGGATGCTCAGAGCGACCAGAACAAACTGGCGTTGGAAGCGGCGAAACTACAACAACGCGCGGCTACGGACGCAGCGCGGCTTGAGACGCAAGAGGAGATTGCGGACGAACGTAACGCGGTTAACCGCGAACGGATTGATGTACAACGTCAGAGGATGAGGTAATGCCGTTAAAGAAAGGTAAGTCTAATCAGACTGTTAGTGACAACATCAGTAAGCTGAGAAGCGAAGGCTACAAGCAAGACCAGGCTGTAGCCATTGCATTAAACCAAGCAGGTCGCAAAAAGCAGAATATGTATGAGGGCGGAGTTATTAAAGACTTCAGTCCTATTGCACGGCCTCAAAGGTTTTCGGGTATTTTCTAATGGACCCGATTAGCTGCGTTGCATTAGCGTCAGGCGCGTTTAAAACGCTGAAAGCAGCTATATCCACGGGTAAGGACATCCAGTCTATGGGTCAAACCATAGCGACTTGGGGTCAAGCGTTTAGTGATTTCAATAGGTTAGAAGAGCGTCAGAAGAACCCGCCTTGGTGGGAGAAGACGTTCAAGGGTTCTGATGAAGAAGCCGCGATTTTGATTTGGAATCAGAAGCGCAAGATGGAACAGATGCGGAAAGAAATGAAGGACCACATCAGTTTTATCTATGGCCCTTCAGCGTGGGACGAAGTCCTCAGAATAGAAGCAGAACAGCGGCGTATTCGCAAAGAAGCTGCGTATCGCAAACAAGAATTTATAGACAACTTGATAAATTGGACGGTTGGCATTGTTGCTTTTCTAGTCGGCGGAGCCATCTTAGCAGCGGCGATTTGGATTGTTGGTAAAGCTAGAGGCCGCTGGTGATGTGGATACTTGTGTGGCTGAGTTTTATAGACGGGCAATTTCAATACTATCAGCTTGGTGTGTACGGAACAGAGGCGCACTGTAACAAAGAAAAGGTTAAAGCAGAGGTTATGGTGAAGAATGCCGGACAAGCCGTCCATTGCTTTGGAGTTAGTAGAAATTAAGCCGAATGTC